CTTGCAGCGGATGTTGTACCGGTGCTTCCAGAAGCCCTCGTAGGCGTCCTCGCCCGAGACGCGGAACAGCACGTTGCCGTCCTCGTCAGCGAACTGCCCGGTGGCCAACTCGGCGAGAATCCAGTCACTGCTGTGCAGAAGTCCGATGGTCGAGACCGGGAAGTGCCGGTCGTACTGGAACTTCACACCGCCGTAGGCCAGGTTCTGCTGGTTGTCCATGAGCTTGCCGCCAGAGCCGTCGACCGAGACGTTGGAGTAACCTCCGCTCGCGCCGGTCGCGCCGAGAACACCCGTCAGCTGCACCGTGTAGCGATGACGCATGAGAGCGTTCATCACCATCACGTCCGCGTCGACACCAGCGTCCTGCATGAGGATGTCCATCATGTACTGCAGGCGCTCGAGCGACAGGTCGGCACCAGCGTTGGTGCGGTCTCCGTTGCCCACGTCATGCGTGACGAGCGTGCTCTGGAGGATGGCCGCTGCACCGCCGGTTGCCGTCGTTCGGTCGTTACCGAAGTGCGTCTGGCTGGCGAGGTTCTCGAAGAGGCCGCGTGGCTGGTTGTTGATGATGTTCTGGCCACCGATGTTCGCCAGACCATTCCAGACCCGCGAGTCCTGCCCGAACTGAGCGCCCGCGCTGTCCTGCGGGAACGGCACACCGGCCGGTGCCGTGCTCTCCGCGATGACCAGCGCGATGGCGGCCTGCCCACCCACGCCAGCCAGACTCAGCGTGGCGGTCCCGCCGAGGTCGTCCTTACCGAACGAGAGGCCGATGGTGGGGTTGGTGCGGTCAGCGCTGAAGCTCGTCACGAAGATGTTGGGGTTCGTGACCGCCGCGCCACCGACCGTCATGGTCGGCAGGATCTCCGCATAGGTGTCCATGCGGTAGAGTCGAACCTTGACCCAGGTGGCGGAGTTAGCCAGCGCGACCGTAACGCCGGTACGGGTGCCGTCGAAGTAGCTGAAGTCGCCCTGGTACTGCCACGTCGTCTCGACCGAGATGTTTCCGGTCGCGGCGGTCTGCGCACCAGCGCCCGTGACGTTGGGGTCGACAATCCGCTGGTTGAGGAAGCCCTTGGTCGGACCACCGAAGATGTTGACGGCGTTCTCGTTGTTCGAGATGTCGCGCACGAGGCGGTCCATCTCCTCGTTCATCACACCCGCGAAGGCACCCACGCCGGACTTGGACGCCGTGTCCATGGCGAGACCGCTCACCTGGAAGCGACCGTAGGAACTGTGGCTGTTGACGCGGAGGTCGGCGTACTGCTGCTGACCGGCGGTCGGGAGCGCACCCGGGGCCTCGCCCTGGAAGCCAACGCCGCTGTTGCGGCCGATGTGGATGGGGATGACCATCTGCTTGCCGGACCAACCCGTCGACTTCTTCTGGAAGTACTCGCGCATCCAGACGCGGTTGTTGATCTGCTCGGCGACGGGGCCTTGATAGAACTCTTTGAGCATCGGGCCGAACGTGCCGACTCCGTTGATGCCTACTGTGGCTGGCATGGGAACTCTCCTCTAATCGTGAGAATGGTTAGTGCGACATTCGCTCCCTGATCGCTTCGGCAAAGGCGTTCGTCGCTTCCGATACCGTCCTCGGCCTCTGCTCGGTTTGACCAGGCGCGGCAGACGTAGCGCTCGGGCGACGGAACTTGGGGGCCTCTGCAGCCACCTTCTCCGCCTCCGCGAGCTTCGCCTTGAGCGTCTCGATCTCCGAGCTGGCCTCAGACAGGTACTGCTCTCTCATCGTGGCACGGTGCTGCTGGATGTACTCAGCGGCCTCGTTCACGTCGACAGAGCCGTTAGCGGCGACCGCCTGCCAAAGCTCCTCCACCTTGACGTCAGGATTCTTCTCTGCGGCGGCTTTGATCTCAGCGTCGAGCTGAGAGGCCACGAGTTGCTCCGTGCGCTGCTGCTGCCACTCCTTGACCGACTGCATCTCCTGGCGGATCTGCTTGAACGCCTGAGCCGACGGGTCCTCGTGATCTCCGAAGATCTCGTTGAGCCACTCGTCGTCCTTGCTTGGCGCCTTCTCGGTCTCGGCTTGCGGCTGCTTGGCCTGAGCCAGCGTGAGTTGCTCCAGGTCGCGGATGCGCTGCATCGCTTGCTGAAGGTCGTCCTCGCGCGCGCGGAACTTATCGTTAACCTCTTTAAACCTGCCGTAGGGAATGTGCTCGGGAGTCTTGGGAGCATCCGGCTCCGAGCTATCCGCCTGCGTCTCCACCTCTTCTTTAACGTCTGCGGCGTCTGCAGACGAACCATCCTCCTCTTGATTAGAGTCCGGGGAGTCGTCGGACTGCTGGGGCTCCTCCGCTTGAGTAGAGACCTCGGGCTGCTCTTCGCCAGAGGCTACTGCCTCGAACTTGGCAACCATCTCGTCGTATCTCTCTTCGCTTAGAATCCCCATATCGCACCCTTACGCTTAACGCCCGTCGGCTAATGAGACCCCTCTATGGTGAGAGGGTGTGACTTATTGACGTCTGAACCGTACCAGTCATCCCAGTCATCTGAATAGTTTCTGCCCGTCCTGTGCTCGAACTGCAAGCTCTCGCGTATATTCTCGGGCTTCTCGTTCATGCGGTCTTCACGCACCATCGCAGCCTGGCTGGAGCCGTAAACCGCCAGCGCCGTGGCGATAACCATGTCATCGTGGTGCCCGCTCTGAGCCTCCGGCTTGCCGTTCCTTGAATAGACGAAGTGGTTGGCTTCACACTGGAATCTACGATCGCGACCGTCGAACTGCCCGTCGTAGAGCAACTCGTAGAGCTTGCTCAGCATGAGCGGCCTCGAGGCGCGGTCTGTCCAGAAGCCGTACTTCTTGGTCCAGGTGTTCTCCCCGTCCTTCTGGTCGAGCTTGTGATAGATGTACGGGTAGTTCCGAAGCCTGAGCTCTTCGATGATGGTCAGCCCGTAGCTGTTGGCCTCGGGCACCACCAGCGCCTTCCACTTGTGCGCCTCGGCCAGCACGCGCTTACCAAACGCGCGGGGCATGAGGCGGTCGTAGAACGTCGCTACTGTGCTCACTTTCTTCGGGTCGGTTACGTCGATGACGCAAAATGCCGAGTAGTCCCCCTTCTCCGCGCCAGACGCAGTGTCCACGCCCATCACGTATGTGTGCCACTTTTGTGGTTTGGCGTGTTCGATGTAGCCCGGCTCAGCGTCGCCGCCGGGGAATGCGCAGTGGAAGAAGCGCCCACCGGTAGACACGAAGCTCTGCTCCGCGATGATGGGGTACTCCTGGTGCAGGATGCGCAGCTTGCTGTTGCACTTGAGCCGGTAGGTGTCGACGAACCAGTTGGTCTGCTCGGGCGTTAGCTCGAACTCCTCAACCATCTCTTCGATCTCAGGGGGGATGCTGCGCGGCTCCTTCTTCGACGTGCAGTCCGGGTCCTCTGTCCATGGGTAGAAGACCCGGTGGTACTCCAGGTCGTCGTCGTTCCACATCGAGTACGCGAAGTTCATGCCGTTCGCGGTGGTCTCGAGCACCACCTCCGGGTCGGCACCGAGCGACGTAAAGAGCGCGGCCATCGTGTCGTCAGGGTTCTCGTACCGGCTGAACTCACTACAGTGCAGCGCCACTGGCGTACCACCACGCGCGCCTTCGCTGTTCGCTGTGCCGATGATGATGCGTGAGTCGTGGATGAAGTGCAGCTTGTGGACCGTCTGGTGCTTGAGCGGCACTCGCATGAACTTCGGCAGGTTCTCGTAGAAGCGGTGGTAGATGGGCGCGATGTTCTCGAGCACCGCCTTCTCAGTGTGCGCGATGACCGCGACCTCGAACCCTGGCCGGAAGAGCGCCTTCCAGAAGAACTTGGCAGCGACGAACGTAGAGATGCCCACCTTCCGGCTCTTGAGCACGTAGGTGAACGGCTGGTTGTCCATCACGTCTGCGAAGTCGGCCTGGATGGGGGTCGGCACCAGGGGCACGAGCTTCTTACTCTTGTTGAGTATCTTCAGGTACTTCTGGCAGAAGTAAGCGAAGTCCCACGAGCAGCGCTGGAGCTCTTTGAGCTGCGCTTGCTTCAATGCAGCGACTTGATGCGCTTATTGGCCTCGGTGGCTTCCGACATCAGCGAGCGCCAGCCCTCTCCGTTGAGGTCTTCGCCCTTGGTCTCCGTCAGCAGGCGGAGCTTCTGCTCCAGCATGCGGAGCTTGATCTCTTCCTGGTCGAGCTTGTTGTAGTCGAGCTTGCGGAGCACCTCGATGTCGGGCTCGTGCCGCTCCTTGAGACGGAAGCGCCTGGCGAGAAGCCACTGTGCGCTCTTCACGTTGACCTGCGCATCGGCGATGACGATGGCCTCCAGGTTCACCTGCGCCTTACCCTCGGCCGAGAGAACGCTCTTGAGGATGTCGTGACACCGACCCCTCGAGGCCTTGCCCTCCCTGAGCACCGACAGGAAGTTCCACGGCTTGATGCCGACCGCTTTGGCGGTGGCTGTGCGTGTGTGCCCGACGCTGAGCATGGCGAGGATGGTGTCGAGATGCGGCAGCACGATATTGATGCATCTCTTCAGGGACGGGGTCACGCCATCAGTGGAGGTCTTCGACATTGTTCTTGTATTTCCCCACCGTCCTCTTGATGACCGAGGTCGGTGTGTTCGGGTGGGTCACGAGGTTTAGCGCCTGCAAGAACCTGGTTGTGTCTCTGGCAAGACGCTCCATCTTCTCATTCACTCTACCATGAGTGGCCAGTCCCTTCTCCCAGGTGCGCGACAGGGTGTTGTCTTGGACCATGCCAAGGTAGGCCAACAGCAACGGCTTGACAGCCTTGTCGCGCTTGGTAAGCCGGCGCCTCTTCATCATCAGGAGCGCCTCCTTGGTGTCGCGGATAGCTGTGATCTGCAGCCCCACTGCGCGCTCCACTTCGGTGAGAGACGGGTCCTTGCTGACGCACACCTCGACCGCGCCCATGAGAGAGTCCATGAGCCAGACGAAGGCAGAGCCAGGCGCCGTGTCGTACCGGAGCTCTTTTAGATTTTGCATCTGAGCGACAACTCGATGCTCTGCATCAGGCGGTGGATGCCGTGACGCTGGGTCGACTGCAGAGCAGCCCAGGCGAGGCAGGCGGCGATGACGCGATCAGGGTCACACTTGCGCTTCTCGCAGGCGCGCTCGAGGAAGTAGGCCGCCTGCTTCTGCGACTTCTCCGGGAGCCATGAGAGGTCGATGGAGCTGGTGCTCTTCTCGGGCTCGGCCTTCTTCTCAGCCTTCGGCTTGCTCTTGGGCTTGCTCTTCGTCGCCATCTCTGTCCTCCGTGGTTGGCTCATACGGTAAGACCCAGTCGGCGGGTCCGCAAGATGCCAGCATTTCAAAGAAGGTATCAGCAGCCATGTCGATTCGCCAGTCTGAGCGATCGTCACGCCAGAACACGAGGGCACGGCGACCATCCGTGTCACCCTTGGCCTGCTCGATGGCACGGCGTATGGGGCATCTGGCGCCACGCTTCACCTCAATCCAGAACTGCGTGTCCTCGACGTCCGCCTCGCGCGCGCCCCTGGACTGACTGTCACCGCGTCTGGCCTGGTAGCCGCGATCGGTGAAGAGGTGTGCCACCTCCCTCTCACCGCGCTTGCCCTTCTGCCGGCTGTGCCGACCGCCCACTACGGGGTGAGGTTGCTTGAGATGGTGGCAACGCCAGCGT